GGATTCTCAACTTCAATCTCAATGTCCGGTTCGTCACTTGGTACGAGGGAGTCCAAACCCAATGGAGCTTGGTTGAGTGCTTTATCAAAACTACTTGTTGCCATGATGTTCCTTAATAATAAGCTGCTGATCTGCGACGCCAATATGCTGGCTCGTCCTTCTCATCCGAGTCTAACGAAATAAAGCCGCCTTGTCTAAATCTCATTAACGCTTGTGAGGTAGTATCCACATAGTCATCGTTCTCGCCAACTGGGAATGCGGCGACCTCTTCGATTACTTCTTTTGCCCATCTTGTATCGGGGGCCCAGACCATTCCACTGGCAAAGAGGTCAGACACAGCGTTAAGCCGCACCATCTTATCATTGCCGCGGCTCGGATTGGTCTCTTGGACAGGTATTCCCATTGCTTTGAGTTCTTGTATGAGTGGAGCTCCAGCAGCCTTTTTTTCCACAATGAATGCATCGGGTTGCCATTCTTTCCAATGTTTAAGCGCTACGGCTTTCAGTTCTGGGAATGCCATTCTGTCTTTGAACGCGTCAAGCAATATGATCTGCGCTTGATCGTGCTCCTCTTCATTGTAGAAGACGCCCCATGTTGTGCAAGCGGAATAGTCCGAATTGTTCTTGGTCTCAAACGCCGTATCCCAAGACTGGATAATGTAATCACACTGTGGCGGTTCATCCGCCGCCCATATGCGCCAGTGCTTCCTAGAGATGATCGCGCTTGTATCTGATGTGGGCTGTTGCATGTACTGGGCGTTCCAGTACCTTGGATCCAAAGACGCCTTAATCTTCTTTAGCGCATCGAGTGGCCACTGCTCTGGCCAAAGACTCTTCTCGTCTTCTGTTCCCTCATTTAGTATGGGTGGTAATTCCACAATCTCCCAAGGCAAAGCTTCGGGGTTCCTGATCTGGTAGTCAATCAACTTGCCAGTCAAGTCAAGAAGAGACCAGCGCGTCATAATTACTATGATCGCACCACCCGGCATTAGACGCTGCAAGGGACCCGTTTGAAACCAAGACCACGCCGTATCAAACGCAAGTCTGGAGTTTGTCTTTACGTCCTGCTCAGAATGAGGATCATCAATAACAAACAGATCAGCCCCGCGGCCAGCCAAAGCGCCGCCGACACCGGCTGCATAGTACTGACCTCCAGCCGATGTAGACCATTTACCAGCCGCCTTCTGATCCTCCGCAATTTGTGTCGTAGGGAAAATTTCATGGTATTCCTCGGATTCAATTAAGTTACGAACTCGGCGTCCAAAGTCTTCAGACAAACCGGCAGTGTGCGTGCCCATGATAATTTTCTTTTCTGGGAACTTGCCCAGAAAATACGCAGGGAACAAATATGATGAGAACTCTGACTTACCGTGACGCGGTGCTATGTTAATGATAACGCGCTTCTTATTACCTGCAATGACATCCTCAAATATCTTTGCAAGTTTCCTGTGGTGTGGTCCCACTTTGAATCCGGGGTATACCGCCTTGGCAAAGCCAAGTATATTATTCTGCGCTGCCACAAGTGTGGCGCGCTTCTCACGTTCTTCCAAATCCGCAAATAGCTCCAGCTTCTCCTCCTTCGTCATGTTGGGGAGATTCTTTTGGATGAGCTTCGCTTCAAGCGGCGTCAGGCTCGTTATGCTCGATAGATCCATTGATACTTATGTCGGTTATGTCATCCGTTGGCGATAGCACATCTGCTATATCCATGAACTTGTTCAGCTTGTCTTTGATGCGTTGGTCGAGCTCGCTGTCGCTCATCTCGGCCTTCTCAACTTTGATGTTCTCTGTAAAGAGTCCAATCTCTGTGACCTTGCCCAACAGTGCCAACGCCTTGAGGCGTATATTGGCGCTGGGGTTCTCAACCTCTTCTAGTATCTTGGCAACAGCGTAGCTACGTATCTGCTTGGCCTGCTCCACAAACTCCCAGTCATATGCAGTCAGCATACCAACTAAATGTTGCACTGCTTGTGGGGTCTTTACTTCGGCGAGTGCCGTGTGGGTAACTTCGTGTGGTGCGGCTGAGACAATATTTGCAAACGACTTCTGCGCTGCCTTGGTGTCTAACTCTGTTGCCAATTGATCTGAATCTACTACACCTTGAGACTTTAACCAGTCCAAAGTATTAACCTTGGCGTCTATGGTTTCTGTAGGCGTAGCTTTATCCAAGGGCGTAAAGCCCTCTTTGTGCCCAGACACCTCTGGTTCAAAATCAAGTAAGTGATCTAACATGCGTAGGCTCTTGTAACCTCGTTAGTAATAATGTACACTATATTCCGGTAAATGTGCAAGCAGTTGCCATTTGCTTTCTCTCTCTTGGTTTTTGTGAAGAAACCTTAGCCCCACCTGAGCGTGGGGCTTTTTTTTGGGTGTGTTGGACTCGATTTGGTCTTCAACTATGGCGCAGTGGAAAGCCAGAAAAATCTGCGCGTCGACATCCTCGAATGCTGGCTTAACGTCCAACACCCGCGGAGTATACTACATGTCTAATGTTAGACAAGAGTGTTTTGGAATTTTATAAAATAGGTGGGGGGTAGTACAAAGGTATTACAGAAATACTTGGAATGGTTATGGAACAGTGTTCATGGTGACCATGCCACCCTCATCATTTCTTGGGGGGTGGGGGTATAGTGGGGTCTAAAGTATTCAAAATCAGCCGTCAAAATATACCCTGTAATACCTGCTTCGTATAATAGAGTTAGCGATGAGGGATTGGCTCTCATCGCAACGGGGACAACTGTCCCCATTCAACTCAAGGAGAGAGAAAATGTCTATTCAACAAATGGTTATCAATGCGCTTAAATCAGTCCACGCTTATGCCGAGGCCATCGAGGGCTTACGCAAAGCTCTGAAGGGTAAGGGCCGAGACAAGGTCAGAGCTACGCTCTTGCCCTATGTCGCTGCTTTCTACGGCGTGCCTGTCATTGACGGCGAGGGCAAGGCACAAGGCACAATGGTGCTCGACAAGACACACGAGAAGTACGAGGGCGCACGCAAAGCGTTGAGCCGTTTAACTGACTCGATCTCGGGCGAAGTGCCACAGAGTAATTCTCGCACCGAGAAGGTCGTCGTTCCCAAGCGTGTGTTGGATAACGTGTTGAGCGTGGTGTTCGATGCGGGCTTGACCAAGAAGGAGTTCGATGCGCTCATCACACAGATGCGTGCGAGTGTTTCGTTTGAGTGATCGGGGACATTTGTCCCTGTTCTTTTATGACAGCGCAGAGACGAGGTTTCTGCGCTGTTTCATTTTGTGTCTAACAGAAAGGAAAAATCACCATGTCAAAGAAAATAGTCTATCAAATCAAGTCAATCATGTTCCACGCATACTTCGAGGGCGTGCGTAACAAACGCCCCATGTCCGTCATCGCTCATCGTTTAATCTAAGAAAGGGAAAAATCATGTCAGCTAAATACATTTTGTCAGAACTGTTCCTCACCGCAGTCGGCGTACTCGTCATCAAAATCCACTGTGACGTACTCTGGAAAATGGGAACTCCCCTGTTCTATATCTTTGCCCCAATCATTGGCGCGTTCATTATCGGTATGCAAGTCAGCCGTATTCTCCACACCTTTAACTCCGAAGAATCAGAGGAATAAACCATGCAACTCAAACACATCGCCCCTCCACACATCAAAGCTCAACTCGCCGAGCTACGCAAACAACTCGTCATGCTCGAAGAACTAAGAAAGGTAGACTTTGCCCATTACCAAGCCACCAAGATTTTGTCTTGGCAACAATGGAAAAATGACACAACGCCACTTAAACGGGGACAAATGTCCCTGTTCTGAGATTTTTCCACCTATCCATGCATATCCATCATTTTGGCAACTATCCGCACATACGCGTACACGTTTCAAGCCCCGCCAATGCTAGCGCTCCGAATGACCAGTCCCATATATATAACTTTTTAAATGTATTTATATATATAGGAAAGTATCTGTATACACACCCATGCTTTTACCCATGCTCAAGCCTTTGCTTTGGTCTTAAGGTAATAGCTCTTTCTAAAATCGCTATATATTCGGACACGGTCACTCGCAAAGCCAATGTTTATGCTACACTCAGCGTGTCCAGTACCATTGGATAGTTGCCATTATCATGGATAGGTATCCCACATCAAGGAGATTTTGTCAAATGAGATACAAACATTACATGAATTTTTCCGAAAACGAATTACATAATCTACTAGGCGAACGTCGAATGACCGACGCCGAACGAGAACACATCAAGCGCATAGTCGCCGATCAGAAGGCACAACTCAGAAGCGAGAAAGGCAAACGCACCCAACTCAAGCTCTACTGGTCACAACTCACGCAACCCCTCATGATCGAGCGCAAGATCATTCGCTCAATGCTCAACTACAAAAGCACCGACAATGAAGACCCACGAGTCATGGCGCTCAGAGCATACTCAATGGTGCTCGACAAACTGAAATCAGATTTTTCCCTGTATCAGAATCAAAAGAAGATTTTACCAAGTGACGTTAAACCAAACGCCATACATTGGGCGGACTGGGTTCCGCAAAAGATCAAGGACAGAATCTACGCCATGTTTGCGGACATCCCACGCAAAGCCAAGACCAAGCACAAAGAACCCTTTGTCCGCACCATACCCGAAGACCTGTTCATCCTACTCAAAGACCGCTTGATGAGACGCACCGAATCAGAACTACAAAGCGCCGAGGCACAGCAGGCAATAGACCCCACCGACGAGCGTGCCAAGACCATCGAGGGAATGAAAAAAGCAATCATTGCCTTGGCAACGATCGAACCCAACACACCAATCCCCTACACATGGAGAGGATTGGAAACCGAATAACGGGGACAAATGTCCCCGTTCTATGGTGCGTAGCACTGGCTACGCCGCGCACCATCCTCATACTAGCCGAAAGAAAGAGAGTAAATCATGTATGACATCGTTAAGAACCCCATCCCACGAAGCGACTGGTGGGCGGACAAGACACTCGCAGAGATACAGGAATACATAGATCAGTTCCCACCACGGCAAAGAGCCGAGCTGACTCATGTGTTCATGTACACGCTCAATGCGTGTAACCGCTTGGTGAAAACCGAGATTCTTGATAGAGACGTATTTGCTAATTAACCACAACCAAAGAAAGAGAGAAATCAAATGAAATTTTATGCACATCGTTTTAGTAGTGGCGCCGTGTTCTTGGCTGTCCAAATTGGTAGCGTTTCCTTTGGCTACAAAATAACAAGTGATAACGGACACCATATCTTTAGCGACTCGGACTATCAGCCCTCTCGCTACCAATGCACAGAGGGGCTTACAAATGGGGAGACAAAGCACTACACAAATGTGCTTGTCAATCCTGATAACAGAGTGACTGACCCCAAGCAGATCAAGTGGCTGTTCAATCAGGGCTTTGATATTACATTCGACATGATCGGCGTGGCTATCAACCACTTCAGTTATCGCATTCGTGGGCGCATCAGAGACGTGCGTGACAGCATGGTGCGTCGGCTGAGAAGGGATGACTTCCACGACAACGTGTGGTTTGAGTACAAGGGCACAGCGTATAACGCCAACAACGCTAACAGCCTGCACAAGTACAACAAGCGCCGTAAGTTATTCACCGAGCTAACAGGTGCGATGCGTACCGCCATCAAAGAGCGCGACGCAGACAATCTTGAGCACTTCATGAGCGAGCATATGTACGAGTTCGAGGATGACTTCCGT